GGCACATTGGCAGTCGGCGAGTGACCAGCGGCATATCCTTCATGTGGCGCGGGTGCCGGTGCTGTTCGGCCGTGCGCTGCAGGTTGCCGATGGCGAGATTGAGATCGGGCCGAACCGCCTGATCCTGGCCGATGATCCGGCTGCTGATCTGCGCTTTGTTGAACATTCCGGTGCCGCGATCGCGGCTGGCCGTCAGGATTTGATCGATCTTGAGGACAGGATGGCGGTGCTGGGGCTGGACATGTTGCGCCACCGACCGGGTGAAACAACCGCCACCGGCCGCGCCATCGACGCGGCGCAGACGCATGCGGCGCTGAACGGCATTGTGCAGACGCTGGAAGACGGGCTTGGCCGCGCCTTCCGGTTGGCGGCGGGACTGATGGGATATGACACGGCGGCGGCTGGCCGCATCGTCATCAGCCGACAATTCCCGGTGCGTGATGATCAGGCCGCCGAGGCTGATCTGCTGCTGCGGGCGCGCCTGGCCGGTGAAATCACAAGCAAGGCATTCCTGAGCGAAATTGCCCGCCGCGGCATCCTTGTCGGGGGAGGCCCCGCACCATCTGCCAGCCAAGCGCCGCCAGACACATCACCGCCGAATAAATCAAAGGCATCACCTTCTAAGGGGAGCGATAAATGACCGACACCGACACCGACACCGACACCGGTACCGATCCGAAGCAGCCCGAAAAACGACCTGCTGAAACGCCCGAATCTGGTCCGCCCGAATCTGGTCCGCCCGAATCTGGCCCGTCCGAATCTGGCCCGCCCGAATCTGGTCCGCCCGAATCTGGCCCGCCCGAATCCGGAACCGGGGCCGGCCAGTCGGATGCGCCGCGCATCATGATCGGGGCGCAGGAATCAACCGCCATCAACGCCAACCTTGCCGGCCTTGCCGCCGGCACCGTCCGTCTGGCGCCCTGACGCCGGGCTTACCAATCAACCCTCCCATGACAAGACAGATCCTGAAAGGAACATCATGACTGCCTCCAACACCATCACCGACCTCATGCCGCGGATTGTCGCGCGGGGCCTTCTGCGGTTCCGTGAACAGGCGATCCTGCCACGGCTGGTCAATAGCAGCCTGTCGGCCGAAGCGGCGCGGCGCGGCGAGTCAATCCGCGTGCCGGTCAGCCAGCCGGTAACCGCCAGCGATGTCACGCCCGGCATTGCCGCGACGCAGGCACCGGCCACTGGCATGCAGTCGGTCAATGTGTCGCTGGATAACTGGAAGAGCGCCGGTTTCTTCCTGACCGACACCGAAATGATGCAGATCGAGGCCGAGTCAAGTTTCATTCCGCTGCAGATGGCCGAGGCCATTACGGCGCTTGCCAATGCGGTCAATGATTCCATTCTGACCGAGGTTGAGCGCACCGCGACCACCATTGGCATACCGGGCGAGGTGCCCTTTCAGAATACCGACAGCCCGTCTGAAATCTGGCATGGCGCGAATGCGGCGATCACCGTGCGCAAGCTTCTTAACCTGGCTGCGGCACCGAAGGCCGGGCGGTTCGCGGTGATCGATTATGAGATGGAGGCAAACGCCCTTGGCCTGCCGCAGTTTCATGACGCGCAGCGCGCCGGCACCGCCAGCGTGCCGATGGAAGGTGAGATTGGCCGCAAATTCGGCATCGATTGGTTCAGCAGCGATTTGCTGCCGCGCAACCGTGCCAGAATTGCCAGGGTGGGTTTCGCCGCCAAGGTCGAGGCGCAGGCGGATGGCGGTGAATTGAAAGTCGCGCACACGCAGCTCAGGATCGGCGATGTCATCATCGCCGGGTCCGGCCGCACCGCCAGCGAACATCAGGTGACGGCAAACCGCGCCGCCAATTCGGGTGCGCATGCCAGCATCACCGTGACGCCGGTCTTTGCGCGGGCCATCGAAACATCGGAACAGGTTACGGTGATGCGGCCCTACCGGGTCGGGGTGGCGATGCATCGCGATGCGGTGGCGCTGGCGATGCGGCCGCTGACCATCGCCGGTCTCGAGGCTGGCGTCGGCAGCCAGATGATGAGTGTCAGCGATCCGGAGACCGGCCTGTCGCTGCGACTCGAAGTGACAAGGCAATATAAGCAGACGATGTGGGAGTTCGACATCCTTTGGGGTGTGAAGCTTGTTCGTCCGGCGCTGGTGGTCGCGATCCATGGCTGATCAGCTTGATCATGAATGTGTTCTGCTGCGCCATCACCGCACCGAACAGACAGTCATGGTGACGCTTGGCCAATATCGGCAGCAGGCATCGCGGCGGTTTCGCAACTGGAAGCTGGCGCGCGGCAACGTCGTGCTGCGGCCTGTACTGACGCTGTCAGAATGTCTGGCGGACTATCGGGCCGAATGTCCGGCTTCACGCGGATGAGTGCGGTCACCGAACAGGCGCGTGCCGGGGTCAACGCCTATGCCGACATTACGGCCGCGGATCGCTGGTTTGCGGCCCGGCAGATATCGGCCTGGGCACAGGCGCAGCCGGCCAGCCGCCAGGCTGTGCTGATCCGGGCCGCCGACTGGCTGGATACGCAGTTTCGCTTTCGCGGCGAGAGGGTGCGGGCCGGCCAGCCGCGCGTCTGGCCACGCAGCGGCATCGCTGCTGACATCTCGCCGGGGGGGCTGCCGCTGCCGGTTCAGACAGCTTATTTCGAGCTGGCGCTGGCGCTTCTTGATGGGGATGAGGCAGCCGAACGTCTGCTCGGCCTCCGCGGTGCCGTCCGCAGCGAGCGCGTTGGCAGCCTTGCCATCGAATATGCCGTTCCCAATCGTAATGCCGGCCGTGATGGTGGGCGCGATGGCGGCCGGATCCGTGCGATGCTGGCACCTTATCTTCGCACCGGCCTTGCAACAAAGGTGACCCGGACATGACACCGATTGACACATCACGTTTTCATGTGGCGCTGCGCCGCTATGGCCAGCCTGGCAAGATTGACCGCGCCACGGCAGGTCACCTCCATCTTCTGGTCAGCGATCTGGCGCCGATGAAACACAGCGATCTGCCAGCCGATGGAATCCGCGCCGAGGCGCTGGCGCTTGTCGGGGCGGCCGCGCCGCCACCCCGCGAGGGCGAAACCATCACCGCTGGCCGGGCGCGCTGGATCGTCCGCGCGGCGGTGCCTGCTGAAGTTGCCATTGGGCATGACGATGGTGCCGGCGGGGACCGGATCTATCGACTGCAGCTTGCCGCCGCGCCGGGGGTGATGCCATGACGACATTGCTTCGCCAGCGCATCAGGGCACTTGTCGGCGCCGCCCTGCCGCCGAACCTGCCATTGTTTGACGACAATGAGCCGGTGCGCGGGGACCCGCAAGGCCGGGACCCGCAGGGCCGGAATGGGGCAGGCGGGACGGCGTTGGACCAGGGCTATCTGCGGCTTGGTCTGGCGCTTGAGGACGGGCCGCCGGGCCTTGGCGCGAACCTGCCACGACCGGGGCGGCTTACCATCATCATTGCCGTGCCAGCTGGCGGCGGCAGCGCGGCGGCGGATGCCCTGATCGATGCGCTGAATACCGGCCTTTCCTTTGGTGGCGCGGATGGGATCCGCTTTGGTGGTTTGGCCCTCAGTCCCGGCCGCCAGGTTGGACAGCACTGGGTGATCGATGCCGAAATCGGGTTTGCCGTCTGGCCGGATATGGCCGACGCCAAGACGGAGACAGGGTGATGCGTACCGCACGCGATTATCGTGCCGCGATCACCGGTGAGACGCGCTGGAACAGTGCCTCCGGCACCTTCCAGGGCGTGCGTCTTCTGGCCGAGGATCTGCGGCTTGTCGGCGTTCGCGAGCGGCGTCATGCGCTGTCTGAACAGGGGCTTGCCGCACCGCCGCGGCTGGTCCGCACGCATGTCGAGGGCGGAATTACACTGGCGGCTGATGCCGGTCATCTGCCGCATTTCCTGACCTTTGTGACTGGCGGTGCGATGACGGATCATCGCGTGCCGGTCGGTGTGCTGCGCCAGCTGGTTGCCGATGCCGGGGATGATCCAACCTCGCTGTCATTTGTCAGGCGGCTGGCGGACAGGGATGACTGGCAGCAATTTTCAGGTTTGCGGGTGCGCGGGCTGCGACTTGTGCCGGCAAGCGATGCCGGGCTTTTGATGATGCTTGACCTTGTCGGGGCCGAAATGGCCACGCGGCAGCGGATCAGTGTCGCGCCGGCACCGGCGGCGCGCCCGCCGCTGCGGCTCGCATCGCCGCCGGACGGACTGCGGCTGGTACCGGTGGATGGTGGTAGAATACCGGCCACAACCGGGTCGTTGATGCTAGCCGGGTTCGAGATCGGACTCTATCGTGCCGGTATGCGCCCGCATTTCGCCCTTGCCGCAAACAGCCCGCAGATGATCCGTGCCGGCCAGCTGGCGGCGCAGATCGATATCAGGCTCCTGGCGAGCGATGCTGCCAAGACCATGACAGACGCCGAGAGGCTGGCGGCAACCTTCACCTTTGAAAATGAAACACGCCGTTTCGAGATTGCGTTTCCCGCGCTCAATGTTCAGGACCGGCGCGAGCGCGTCGATGCTGATGGTGGACCGGCGCTGATTCATCTACGGGCACGCGCCGAGGCACGCGGTGGCTGGTTGCTGCGGCTTCGCGAGAGGGTGGCATCATGACCTCGCGACACAGACAGACGGAGCAGGACAGACTGCTGCGTGATCTGGCGCGCGAACTGCGCGGTCTGCGCGCCGATGGCGGGGCAGAGCGGCTTGTCGAACGGCAACTTGCCAGCCTCGAGGCGCGAATTGAGAACCTGCTGGAGGGGATGCTGACAAGGATGCTGGGGCAGATGCTTGGTGGCGGCGGCGGGGTTGGTGGATTGCTGTCCGGTCTGGTTGATCTGCCGCGACTTGCCGATGGCGGTGTTGTTGACGGGGCGCAGCTGCTGGCGCTTGGCGGCGAGGCCGGGCCGGAGGCGGTGCTGCCGCTGACGCGGCTTGCCGATGGCAGTCTTGGCGTGCGGGCTGAGGCAGGGCAGGCGCCGGTGATCGTCAATATCACTCTTGGTGATGGCACCACCCTTGATGGCGAGGGTGAGGAGATGCCGCCGGAACGACAGGCGGCGCTGGCGGCGGCGCTTGGCGAGTCGCTAGACCAGGCGCTTGACCAGGCGGTGGCCGAGCGTATCCGCATGCAGCTGCGTGATGGCGGTCTGCTGAATGGCGGTGATGAGGTGGCAGGCTGATGCGCCGCTTTCCTGATATTTCCCCAAGCCGGTCTTCGGTAATGCGGCGGCGCGCGGATATCATCGAAGTACGCTTTGGCGATGGTGCGGTGCAAAGGATGCCCCGCTTTGGCGGCGCACCGGCGCACCGCGAGTGGCAGCTTGTCTTCGCCAATCTCGACCGTGCCGAGATCGACAGTATGGAGTCCTTTCTCGAGGCACATGGCGGGGTGAAACCCTTTTACTGGACGCCGCCACAGGGGCGAAGCGGCCGCTATCTGTGCGGCGGTTGGCAGGTCACGCCGGTCAGCATCGGGCTGGCGACGCTCCGCGCCACCTTTACCGAGGTGCCGCAGGCATGACCAAAGATACCGGTGACAATCCCACTGCCCTGCCGCGCGCCACAACGCGCGCCGCCAAACAGGACGGTGTCTTGTCGGGCCTTGTCACGCTGTTCACCATTGATACAGGCGATGCGGTGTTGCGGCTTCTTGGCGGGCGTGCATCCGGGGGGCAGGTTGCCTTTGGCGGGCAGGGTTATGCCGCCTTTCCTGTCGCCGCGAAGGGATTTGCCTGGAGCGCCGAAGGCCCGCCGGCGCACCCGCAGATCGAGCTGTCAAATCTGGCGCGCCTGTTCGATGGTGCGGTGACCGAGGATCGGCTTCGCGGCCGGTCTGTGCGGCGTATCCTGACACTTGCCGATCAGCTCGACCCACCACATGGGCAGGGCGGGGCAAGCTGTTTCCCGCCGGAACAATGGGTGATTGAACGTGTCGTTCGGCTCGACAACCGGGTGCTGCGGCTGGAACTCGCCGCTGAGGCAAGTCTTGAGAACAGGCGCTTTCCCGAGCGGGTGATGCTGCGCGATATGTGTCAGCATCGCTATCGTCGCTGGGACAGTGAGGCTGGCCGCTTTGACTATAGCCGCGCCACCTGCCCCTATACCGCGGCGCGGGGTTTCACCGCCACCGGCGCGGCCACCCTCTCGCCGGAAGAGGATGTCTGCTCGCTGCGTCTTTCGACTGGATGCCGCGTGCGGTTCAGCGGGACACTTCCCTTTGTCGGCTTTCCTGGCCTCGCGCGGTTCTGAGACGGGAATGACGGAATTTCGTTCCGACAGACAGCCTTTTGGTGCAGCTGTTGATGCCGCAATTATTGCGCATTCGGCATCGGACCGGCATCGCGAGATCTGCGGTGTCGTGACCGAGGCGTCGCAGAATGACGGTTTCGCCTATCACAGGCTGGCCAACAAGGCGGCTGATCCGGCCCGTCATTTCGAGATTGATCCGGCATGTCTTCGCGACCTGTCGCCGGTGCGCGGGGTTGTGCATTCGCATCCCACCGGGCCGGCCTGGCCGTCGGTGGATGACCTGCGCCAGGCGCAGGCCGATGACGCCGCTTGGGGCATTGTCGTGCCGCGGGGCACCATGGATTCAGGGTTGTTCTGGTTTGGTGGAGATATCGTGTCACCGCTAGACGAGCGGGGATATAGGCATGGTGTCACCGACTGTTATGCGCTGGTCCGGGACTGGTTCCGGACGATGCATGACCTGACGTTGATCGACCGCCCACGGGCCTGGGGCTGGTGGGAGGGCGGCGATGATCTCTATACCGCGCATTTTGCTGAATCCGGCTTTCACAGGCTGCCAGTTGATAGCCTCCCTGAGCGCGGCGATGTCGCGCTGGCAGCAGTGCTGAGCCCGGTGATCAACCATGCGCTTGTCTATCTCGGGCAGGGGTTGGTGCTGCATCATCTTGCCGGGCGGCATGGCTATGACCCGGCGCGCTTGCCCCGGTGCGAATCTGTCGAACGCTGGCAGCGCTATATCCGCTTCTGGGCGCGCCATCCGGCGGTGTCATCTCCGGCAGCGATCCCGCAACAGGAAACCCCAAAATGATCCCTGATATGACTGTTGGCCCCATGCCAGCCATCACCCTGCATCTTCACGGGGCACTGGCGAAATTCGGCCCGCGTTTGCGCTTTCGCCTCGACCGGCCGCGTGCGGTGATTGCCGCTGCCGCGGTGCAGCGACCGGGGTTGGAGGCCGCGCTTCGTCGGGGCCGGTTCAGCCTTGCCATCGGTGCAGGCAGACAGCCGCTTGCCGGTGACCAGCTTGATAACGCACTGGCAGATATGCGCGAGCTTCACCTCGCACCGCTGCGGGTCGGCAGTGGGCGCGGCGAGGGCAAGATGCTGCTGGGACTGACCTTGCTTGGCCTGTCATTCGTGCCGGGTGTGCAGTCTGGACTTGTCAGTGGCCTGTCCGGTCTTGGCGAGGGGCTGGCCGGGGCCGGCGGAGCTGAAATCGGTGGTTTTCTTGGCAGCCGGCTGCTTGGCGGGGCCGGGGCCTGGCTGTTGTTGTCCGGTGCCAGCGAGGCGTTGGCCCCGCAGGCGCGTCGCCCGGCCGGTGCCGCCAGCAGCAGTGTTGCCCCGCAGGCACCAACCGGCGAGGGCGCGGCCATTCCGCTTGTCTATGGCACGGCGCGCCTTGACGCGCCGCCTGTGGTGTCGGCCGGTCTGACGGTCAAGGTGATGCGGCCATGACGACACGACCTGAAAAGATATCGCCAGCCAAGATGGCTGCCGGCAGGCACGGCAGCGGCGGCAAGAGCGGCGGCTATATCAGCCCGCCGCGCGTCACCGAGGTTCCCGACAGCATCCGGTCGCGCGGCACGGCGCGGCTGCTGTGTCTGTTATCGGCTGGGCCAATTGGCGGGCTGGTGAATGGTTCGAAGTCGGTCTTTTTCGACGATGTACCGCTGGAAAATGCCGATGGCAGCCGTAATTTCGATGGTGTCGGCCTTGCCGTGACGCCGGGCACGCCGGGCCAGGACCCGCCTCCACTTCCCGGCTTCAACGCCGTTGAGAGCTTTGTTGCTGACGGGCGGTCGCTTCGCCGCGGGGCACCGCGCCAGTCCAGCCGCCGCGATGCCGATGCGGTGCGGCTTGCCATCGGGTTTCCGCGTGGTCTGGTCCGCCGGGCCGATCACGCGATCACACTGTCCACCGTGATGATCCGGTTCGAGATGTGGGTGCGCGGGCGCTGGCACGAGGTGCATGTCGCAACCATCACGCACAAACAGACCGGTGCCTTCGAGATTCCGTATGAAGTGCATTTCGATCGCAGTGAACCGGTGCGCCGGTTCCGCGTCACCCGCCTGACGCCGCATCCAACCGACAGCCTGACAATCGATGATTGCCGGATCAATTCACTGACCTGGATTCGCTGGGACAGCCTGCGCTATGACGGTATGGCGACAGCGGCGTTGAGTTTCGAGTCCGAGGCATTTGCCGGCCGCGCGCCGCGTCTGGGGTTCCATGTCCGCGGCCGACATGTCGCGGTGCCATCGAATTACGATCCGGTGGCCCGCCGCTATCACGGCATCTGGGATGGCAGCTTCAAGACCGCGTGGAGCGACAATCCAGCCTGGGTCATCCGCGACATCCTGACGGCGCGGGACTGGGGGCTGGCCCTGCCACCTGACAGCATCGACAGCGCCGATCTGTACCGCGTTGCCCGCCATTGCGATGAGGTGGTTGATGGCGAGCCGCGCCACAGTTTCAATCTGGTGCTGCGGCGGCGTGGCCCGGCGGCGGTGTTGCTGCCGAGCTGTGCGCGGCGATCCGGGGGATGTTCTTCTGGTCCGGTGGGCGGTTACGCTTTGCCTGCGATGCGCCGGCAGACCCGGTGGCGCTGGTGACGCCGCGCAATGTCGTCGATGGCCAGTTCGTGCATCACGGCCCGGGGCGCGCCGCCGCCTTCAGCCACGCCATTGTCACCTATCAGGACCAGCAGGAAGGGGCCCGCCTTGCTGTTGAAACCGCGGTCGATCATGATGCGTTGCACCGGTTCGGCTATCGCGGGCATGAGGTCTTTCTTGCCGGATGCGGGCGCCGTAGCGAGGCCCGCCGGCACGCGAACTGGCTTGTCGAGACAGCCCGCAGCCAGCGCCGCGCCGTCAGCTATCGCGCCAGCCTCGATCACTTCGCCGACAACCCGGTGCGTCCCGGCGACATTGTGATGATTGTCGATACCGGCCGCGATGCCGATGCCGGGTTGGTGCTGCCCGCCGGGGCGCGGTCCGGTGACGGCACGATCCCGCTGACCGGCTTGCCGGCCGGCGGCTGGAAGGACCAGCTGGCAAGAGATGCCAGCTTCACGGCGCGCTATGAGGATGATGCCGGCACGGTACAGCAATGCCGGGTGACGGCGCGCTGGCAGGATGATGCGGTCCGGATGCGGCTTCCCGGCGATGCGCCGGCACCGCAGCAGGGCGCGCCGGTGGCGTTGTGCCGTGAAAATGCCGACGATCTTGCCGAGACCTGGCGCGTCATATCGGTGCGAGAGGTGGCCGACGCCATCGTCGAGATTGCCGCCATCCATCATGATCCCGACAAATATGGCCGGATTGACAGGGGCGAGGCGATCACGGCGGCCCCCGAGACGGCGTCCGGGGTCGATTTCCTGGCGCCGCTGCCGGCGGCGCGACAGCTGCACCTCGAAACGGTGGAAAGTGAGAGTTACGGCACCTTGCGCCGCGCTGCCCATCTGTCCTGGCGGTTCGATGCCGACCCGCGAATCGGCGGCTGGCGGGTGGCCGCCTTTGGCCCCGGCGAGACCCGGCATCTTGCTACCGGCGCGGATGGCGGTCTTGTCCTTGCCGATCCCGAGGCCGGTGCCTGGCGGTTCGAGATTCGGGCCATGGGGCTGACCGGCCGGGCCGGGCCGGTGGTGCGTTTTGACGCCACTGTTGGCGAGAATGTCGGCACGCTGGCAGCCATTGAAGGTCTTGTCGCCACCGCCCTGCCACAGGCCGTGCATCTTGCGTGGCGGCTGCCCGATCGCGGCGGGGTAAAGCATTTCGAGGTGATGCAGGCCGCCGCGCCAACCGGCCCGTTTTCGCGCCTTGCCACGACCAGTACCGGCGAGATGACGATCCCCGGCCTGGCCGCCCGGGTGCGGCTGTATCTGCGCGTTGACTGGGTTCATGTCAGCGGCGCGCGCGCCCCATCCTCGGCGGTGGTGACCGCGGTACCGGCGGCGCTGTCGCCCGGACAGCCTGGCGAGCCCGGCCCGGCCGGCGCACCCGGTGCGCCCGGACCACGCGGTGTCCCCGGTCCGGCAGGCCGGTCCGGCCCGAAGGGACCAACCGGACCACCCGGGCCAAGTGGGCGACCGGGCGCCCCGGGCATGCCCGGCACACAGATTGTCACCCGCGACGTGCCGCAGCCAGCCTGGTCCGATGCTGCGGCGTTGGCGGCGCTTGCCGTCCGCCGGGGCGCGACCGGAAGCGTGGGTGAGGGGGCGGATGAGGCCACGGACGGTGGCGGCGCCTCCGCCCGGCCGGTGGTCGGCGATATGGTGACGCTTGCCAATGGTCCGGCCAATTTCGCCGAGACACGGATCTGGAACGGGCGCAGCTGGGCGGTGGCGGGAGAACAGCTGAACGGCAACAGCCTGATCCGCGGCACCGTTGCAGCTGATGCGCTGGCGCTTGACGGTGTCAGCATCCGCGGAGACAGCGCCACCGGCGCGATCCGCATCGGGCGGCTTGTCGCGCCGCTGATCACCCTGCCGACCGAGGCTGGCGGACGGTTTCAGACGCATGCTGTCAGCCGCAAGGTGACCGGACCGAAAAATATAGACCAGCGCGAGAAGATGGTCCTGTTCGGGCCGCTTGCCACCGCCAAGGATGCGTTTGCGCATGTTCATGGTGCCACCGACAGGCGGCTTGTCGCGCCGCATGACCGGCATGGTGATGCCCCCGACCGCGTGACCAATGACTATTTCTCGCGGCTGTTCTTTTTCCGGCCGAGCTTTCGGATTTCAACGGCCTATATCCCCACCTTTGACGGCTGGGGACAGTTTGTCTATGACGCGCAGTTTCGCCTGCAGCTTCTGCACGGGGTTGTGTCATCGCAATTGACCCCGTTCTACAGCCATCCGGGGCGGGTGCGGTTTCGCCGCCTGCCGATGAACCGTGACAGCCGGCGCAACGGTGCCACGCTGGGCCTCAATTTTATCGATTATGTCTACAGCCACCAGCTTCGCGCCAACCCGCGTGATGCGGCGGTGGACCGCGCCATGACCGCCCGCCTTGAAGTTGATCTGACCTTCCGGCCGCGGATCGATCGCAACGCCGACCTGTCTGGCCGGCCGCTGTGGATCAAGGTCTGGATCGAACCACGTGTCCGCGGCATCACCGCCGACCGCGCCTTTGCCGAGATGGCGCGCAGCATGACATTGCAGGGCGGCACCCTCGATGGCTGACGCGGCGGGTGGCAGTTGGGCATAAGCAATAAAGAGGTTTCTAAAGTTTAAGTAATTAATAAAAATTCTTCTAATTAGTTGTAAATATACAACATATTGCCATGGCAAATGCGCCGCCACCCCCCGGTTATGGTTCACATTCGGCCCG